GTAATGATCGGCCGCTTCTTAGTCCAAAATGGATTGCGGATAATGCCAAGAATCGTTTCAGGACCGGCGTAATAGACAAAGACGGGCTCTTTGCCCTTTCCTTCTTCAAGCTCAAGATTCGTATGTACCTCATAAACCAGCGCGTACTTATACGTGCCTTCTGTTCTCACTCCGGCGTCTGCTGTACGCCGTTTATTCGGGACTCGCTTCTGTCGGCCCCCATCGGGCTCGTTGAGCGAATCCATAATCTCTTGCGCGTTCCAATTGACGAAGACGCCTTCGTCGATGAACTGCTGCACCGAGTCTTTTGTCAGTCGAAGGCGTACAGCTGTCGCTGTCGCTCGCTCGACATCATTTACCGTAGGCGGGTAGATTGCTAGATCGTCGACAGCCATGGGTGTGATATCCGGCATTTCATCGACAATCTCTTTCTCTTCGAGATCCCATTCCTCATCGGCGGTAACGTCTTCTGCTTCAACGCCGGATTCTTCATCTGACAAGATGGGGGGAGCTTTTACCAGTTCGGTAATTCTGCTTGTCGTCTTCATCCAGTCAACGTACAAGCACCATTGGCCTGTCACGTCGCCTGATAACAAATCGGCGCGGACGATATCTTTCAGATTCGTCTTTCGGATGTAATGCTCAAGCAATGCGAGGGTAGGATACGGCGTGATATCCGCCGGACCGACTGCGTCTACGTGCTTGTAATTCGCGGGAAAAAGGGTTGCAAGCGTCCGCTTACATCTTGCATTAATCGCATCGCGAACAGCTGGGATGTAGCACTGGGAATTGCCGGTGTATTGCTGATTCTCATCGGGGCGAGCGTTGTAGATATTCCAGTACTCTTCAACCCAATCAGATTGCTGCTGCTTGTTCTCGTAGCACTTCTGGATCTTTGGGTACAACTTCATAGCATCAGAATAGGCATCCGACGTTAGGTCTTCTGCCCAATTCTCGATTTCTTCGCCGGTCTTCTCAGACTCAATGGCGCGCGAATCCACAACCTTAAGCGCCGGTTTGTCTTCCTTTTCCTTCTTTTTTGCTCGCGCCATATCAGCCGATTACCTTACCGGCTAGGCGTTTTGCGGCAGTCGTTCCGGTATTACGCTCACGTCCAGAGCGAGCAGGGCGGTCATCTTCCTCGGGCTTCTTCGAAGTACGGCCATAGGTCGTATCCGTCTTCTTGCCGCCCCAGGGGTTCCCCGAGCGCAAGTCGACAGACTCTGACCAGTTGCGTCCATTGTTTCCAGCGCGGTCTTTGCTTGAGATTTTTGTCGCCATATCAGCCGCCCATCTTTGGCGTCTTCGCCTTATGCTTACTGACCTTCTCAGTTCCCTTACCGCCGGCCTTGATCTTCGACTCAGGTGCTTTCACACCTGGAGCAGTGTAGACCCGCCCCATACGGCCCTTTTTCTTTTCCATGATCAGAGACCGTCGCGGCGCATCTTCTCGCGCATCGGTCCGCCTTGCAGCTTCTCAGGAACACTGGTTGGCTTACCTTGGCTACCGCCAGCTTGCTCGCCTTTGTAGAAGGCGACGGGGTTTTGCGACGGGGCTTTCGGGTGAATCTTACGGGAGACTGCCATGATTACCTCCGGGGTAACGATGTGAAATATTGTGCACCTTGTGGGTTTCGTGCTGAATGTAGCTCATCCGGTAAAGAATTACCAGCGTTTGAGCAAATTACATGCACCGCGCACTCTAAACCCTCAAGCAGAGTACGATGCGGTCCGCGTTCGGGTTCGGTGTTGAGTTGCCCATTCTTGGCTACAGGGTAGTTATATCCACCAGCCATAGCATTCATCGTATGCCTTGCTTGGCTATCCGCCAGGAACAAACTTCGACCTTTCATCTCCGTCCGGATCAGCGGAGACAATGAACCCCGTGCCATTGATGCGTAGGCACCCCGAGTAGGTTGGAGCTTCGCCGCACGCAATGCCGCCATCAGCGGCATCCGGTCCTGTTGATCCATTACATCAGCTGGGAGCCAAGACGTGATGCGCGCTCTCGGGAATGCTGCACGCACGAGTTGCATAACGTCTGGTACGGCTTGGGCCGGCGCAATAGGTGATATCCAGTCAGCAACCGCCACCAAGCGTTCACCCTCAACTGAAACCAGAACAGCCGTAGTCTCACTTCCGCTTGCGTTGAAGCAAATAGCCAAAGTGTCACGCTGTGAAGGTTCGTACTCACTCGTAAGATTACGTGGCCCAAAATCTTCATAAACGGGTGTACCCGAGAAAACTCGCTGTGCATAAGCGAGAGCATTCAGGATATCGCGCTTGCCTGAGGGAAAGTTGAGGATCTCAGATACGAGTTGAGCATGTGCCCCCCGGCCCCCAACCAATACTACGTCGCCCGCTTCGAAGAAAGGTTGCAGGCCCATAATGAATTGCTCTTTACTTCGGTCTTGCGGCGCCTGGATTGTCTTTAGCGGCAAGCTGGCGCCGCGCCGTAACATCTCAGCACGCAGTGGCTGGAGTAACCATTCGTCGAGCGAATTCTTTTCAATCGCCACCGTAGCATCGTCGAACTTCGCTGATGTCGTAAATGCATCTGCGATTATCTGGTCTGGTTTCCAGTACTCGCCGCTGCTTGCATGCACGTAGATGCGGGTGCCGAGCCGAGAAAGAACCACTCGGCCTGTCCGGTCAGAACGGCCCACGTTAGCAGTACGGGCAGGATCAACCACCAGAGTTTTAGGTAACCACGGCGCCGGATCGATTGCGATTTCATGGATGTGCTCTGCCTCAAACGGTTTGTCTTGACTGCCGATCGCCATCAACATCAATTCTTGCAGGAATCCGCGAAGCTGGCCCGCACGCTCAAAGTTGTCTCGTTCCTTGCGTACCCAATCCATTGGGAACCGCTCTGGCCACAGCGCGATCGTAGTCGGTGCATCGATCTCCCCATCGCAGATCGGAAACCGTAGCGTCGTCCATAACGGATCCGCCCGCAAGCGAGACACCAGGCAGTCCTCCGCCAGTGGGGTCTGCGTGACCCGAACCTTGCGCTTCTCCTTGTCCATAGCCGGAATCAACTGGAGATAGAGCTTCCGCATAGTCGCGTCTACCGCTGCCTTATCCTTGACCATCGTCTCATTCTCGATGTCGTCAAGGTAGGCCCGGTCGGGTCGACTGTCATGCCACTTGAAGCCGCGCAACTCTTCTTCCCACCCGTGTGCCTCAAGCAACACGCCGTTCGGCAATTCGAATTGGTGCTCATTCCACAGGCGGCCCGACGTCTTCGACAACTTGCCGAAGAGCGTGAGCAACTTCATGTTCTTTGCCGCTTCGTTCTTGATCGCCTCAAGTCGCTGACAGGCTTTCGTGTACGTTTCGCCCAAGATCAAGCAATAGCCGAAATTCCCAAAGCAGGCCTCAAGGAGCAAGAATTCTTCCGATAAGGTGGACTTCGCCGCCGACCGGAAAGCCTCTACCAGGACAAACTCGTCGCTACTGCGCCACGCATCCATGATCTCAACGTGGAATGGCGGGCTCGCCTGGGGGTGGCGGTGCGGGAAGATCATGGCACTCGCAAGCGCCCGATCCTCCGATATGACCTTAAGCGCCGCGGCGTTGGTCAGCGCCATTAACTGAGGTACGTATTGTCAAAAACGGTCAAGTTCAGCACACCCGCAATCTCGGTGGAGGCTTGACCAACACTTACCACACGGATGCTAATGTCCGTTTTCGATGGCAGAAAGATCTGACCTGGGATCGACTGCTCGTAAGGAAACCCCGAGTTAATATCGAAGCGCAACCCGATGTTCATCGCTCCGCTGGCATTATCCGCCCGTGCTACTTGGCCGAAGTTGGTGGCTCCTGACCCTGCCATGCTGAACTGGACCAGGGTGACTTGCGCACTGGATCCAGCCGGCACAGTGTACACGCCAGATGCCATGATCCCAAAACCCGCACGGATAATCCCCTGGATATTCGTTCCGCCAGATTGCGCGACGGTGATGTCGCCCAAGTTGGTCGTCGCGAAGGCCCCGCTGGTCGCCACTACTGCGCGGTTGATGCGTAAGAAGCTGTTCGTCGTGAGGACCGGCGTCACGCCAGCCATCGTTACCGTTTCGATGATCTGGTTGTAATTCGCGTCCAACCCGGTGAGCAACACCGTTCTCGCGCCAGTGCCTGCTGCCATGTCATTCGCCGAAGCCGAAGACAGTTGCAGGGGGTGTGCTGCTGCGAAGTAGGGGAACAACGGCACTGTGGCGGCGTTCTCGTACAGGTCGTAACTCGTACCAGTGGTGAGATTGCTTGCATGCCCAATGGCGCCAGGTGTCGTTACCCCAGCGACCATTCCGCAACCCACAGCGTGAAACGCATCTGGGGCGAACTGGCCTTTCTGCCACGTGGTCTTGTACCCGTTACCCGCCATTTCTCGCACCTGTGGACTGGAATTTACGGCGAGTTTATCACGATTTCATGCATGTTTTTTGGATTCGCGGATTTGGAAAGCAGTCTGCAAAATTTGACACCCGTCCGGCGGCCGGGCCTCCGGCCCCCAGAGTTAGGAATGATTCTCATTCACAATTAGGAAATACCTATATGAATCAATGACTTAGCTTCAACTGTAAGGCAATTGTCATACACGACATTATAGTACTAATGTCGTGTATCGAATGGTTAACCGCCAGGGGTGTCCTGCCAGCGGTGCGTGTTTGGGAGGCGCGAACTGATGCCAATTTTGCAGTAAATCGAATCCTTAATAACTTTCCGTTATAAGCCATCACACCGCGCACGCGTAGTCATAATGACTTCATTGACATTTCCTATTGATTTCCGTTTTGCAAATGCTATAGTTCTGTCACGCCAAACGGAGATAGAAATGTCGAACTACATCATCACTTTCGCGGATGGAATCAGTGTCGCCGTAGCAGCATTCAACTATGGCGAAGCTCAGGAAAAGGCGATCGACTTCATGGAAGCTAACGAGAAAGTCGTCTACGCGATCTCATCGGTCCAAAAGGGGTGACATGATCCCTTACGCAATCCTGATCCCTGGCGATGAAAAGGTAGGCGAGATCCTCTCGTCGCATCCGCCAAGCTTCGAGACGATGGCTGACCAGTTAGCCTTCGATCGAGGGTTCCTCAACCGCGATACCTTCATGGCTTCCCTCCCTGATCCACTCTACCTCGCCTCTTCCCCCATCCAATAACGAAAAACGGCCTCTAGGGCCGTTTCTTCATACCAACTGTGGTTCAGGTATCCCCTAACCCCTTTCAACCTCCTGAGCAGCCTCCTCATGAACCCTAACCGCATCCGCAACACATTGCTCGCACCACATTGGCCCTGACCATCTCACCAGTTCCAACAAACCCACATCGAACTCTCGACCACAGGCAATACAAAAAACCGAATCGCGTTTCATTTTCCCTTTTCTCCTCGTCGTTGGCTGAGCCTAGCTGCACCCTTAGGGTAGGGTGCGCAGGCTCAGTAGGCTCAGCTAGGCTCAGCACCTAGGCTCAGCTAGGGTACGTAGGCTCAGCAGATCCTTATGTTACGGCCCTCTTTAGTTATTTTCCCTAGATTAGCTAGGGTCCGAAGCGTTGGGACGATATTTTTCTTTAAAGGGTAGTCCGGCTCCTCCATTGGGTTGACAATCTTGTCCTTCTGAATCGCTTCAATCACCTCATCTTCTTGTAGGTTCAGCCCAATTTCTAGGCCGCACATATCTTGAATAACGTGGAGAAAATGACGCGCTTTTTCGTAATTATGGCTAGTTTCAAAATCACCGGATCGCGGCTTTCGACCTTCCTTTCTTGGTGCAGGTGAGTAATCCTCCTGCTCGATGGTACAACTGGTGATAGGTTTTCCGTTTGGTTTGAACGCAAGCGGCTCGGAAATACGAAGCGCAAAGGGGTAGGATCGCCCATCCTCACCTTCTCGGTGCTTGCGTTGCGTGATCCACTGCTTGCGCTCAGCGCCTTCACCTTCTGAGACCAGTTCGAGAACAGCGTCCACGTTGGCGAAGAGCACGCCGGAGCCGCGATAGCTACCGCCATCTTTGGTCGTGTGATGCACGAAGATGATCAAACACTCCAGAGCGTCGGAGAGCGTCTTCAGGTTACGCATCATCTTGGCGATATCCTGTTGACTGCTGTCGTCCCCTTCAAAGGATGCCGACATCGTATCGATAATGACGATTGCGGGTTTTCCTACTGCAAGCGCGGCGTCACGAACTGCTTCAAGCGAGACGGTAGAAGCGAGATCTGGCGCGATGTCAGCAACGAAAGGCGATCGCCACTCAGGATTGCGCCGCTTGACAGCCTGTATCCGCTTCTTGATGCCTCGGCCGGCCTCTGCCGCCACATACATCACATCGCCGCCAGCAACGTCCTTATCGCGCCATTTGATGCCGTTGTGCACATGGAAGGCCAGGTCGAGTGTCCAGAACGTCTTACCCTTACCCGACGGACCGTACACCATCACGATGCCGCGATCAGGCAACACGTCTTCGATAATCTCCGGTGCCGCGGCGAAATCAACGGCGTAATCATCACCTGAGTAGAACTTGAAGGCAAGGTCGGAAACTGTTGGACCATTATTTGGCGCTGCGTGCCCCTTCAACAGACTGCGCAATGTAATCTGCCGGCCAGTGTAGCGACCGAGCGAATTCCAAGTCGTATTGAACTTCTCATCGGTATGCTTGGCAGAAGACGATGACCAGTCATAGGCCGCGTCGCGCCCTTCGTCTCCTAGCTCATGCTGTACCGCGGCGAGCACCGCGAACCAGTGGTCGTAGTCGCTGTCGGTGTTCTTGTGGTATGTAAGCAACGTAACAACTTCGGATGACGTCTTACCGACAGCTTGCGAGGCGAACGGATCGTCGTCTTTACCCAAAATGCTATGTCGTTCAGGCCGTGTGCCCAATTCCCGTTTTTTCCATCGTCCGTTTGCAACCATTTTGGCCGCAATGCATTCGAATGCATCAACAACAAGTTGAGCATCGTATTCTCGAAGACTAGGGAGAGCGGCGTGGGGTACCACAGTGATCCCAGCGTCGTCGACGCCGTTGAACCAGACATAGGGATTTCCTGTCTCTGGGTGGATGTGATAAGCAACCCATTGCTGTCCATCACCGAGGATTTCGACTTTATGGTCATTTATGCCGTCCGTGTAAACATTAGAAGTTATCTTCCGAAATGGAGTTTCTGACCGAAATGGAATCAGGAACTTCGGAGCCAAGCCGGTACGCGTCATCAGCGCAATGCCAGGGAATATCTGGTCGATCGCATCGCTCATTTGCTGCGCGACTCCAACGTCCATCACGTCAACATCGACGGCTGGCGTATCCCGAGCGTTAATGCCAGCGCCATGCTGTGCTCGACCGTTGCTGTACCACTTCACCACATCATCTGCGGTAGCAGCGACGTTAGGCCAATCTCGGATGTCTGGCCGCTTTGTGCCCGGCTGGATAGGCAAGACGGTGTACCCGAGCTCCACGAGGCGAACCCCATGGTCTTTAAGGAATTGAGGCATTACATCACCTCTTGACGCAAATCCTTCTGGTCTTTCACCCATGATTCGATCTCTTCCGACTCCCAGAAAACCCGCTTAGTGATCTTTACTGGCCGGGGAAAATCATTCCGATTCATCAGGTTATAAAGCGTAGCGCGCGATACAGGAACGAGTAAAAGGACTTCGGATACTGACAAGAGCATGCTATCACCTAGATAGAAGTGGACAAACGTAGACGAATACTATCTTGTGATTACCAAATAGGCAATAAAAAACCCGCTAGCTGGCGGGTTCAAATTTTGAAACGATAGTGCTGTTAGATGTTTTTGCTCTGCCTATCTCCGGTTATAGGAAGCTATTTCTCTACCCTGGAACGGCCGGCATCGATAGCGTCAACCTGCTGTTCGTCTAAGCAAAGGTCCAGTCGTGCCTGATTCTCTTCGGATGACTCCTGCGTCCATGGTGCATGTCGCCAAAGCATTGCACCGATTTGACCAGCATGGGTGCGCAATTGTCGATACCGCTCCGCATCCCGCATATCCTCGCTCCCGCGCACAGTGGCGCGAGCGAGCACGGCATGCACAACTTTGCAAGCCCATGACTGTGCTCCGAAAGATGGCCACTTACCTAATGTATGCTGAGTCAGTTCATTAATCTCTGCATCTGTCATCCCCCCTATAGGACCTATCTGTGCAACAGGGTGATGGCAGCGACCTTCGCCCTTACACTGGCCCGGCAGATCGCATTCCCGGAACTGGCAATTGGCGAATGGCGCGGTACGGTTCGATGCCGGAACACTACGTGAATTACAATCTGGGCAAGGTACGCCGCCCTCATCCGGCTGACTGAAAGACGGTCCGCCGATCATTCCATGACCGTTGCATGTCTGGCAGACGATATCAGTTACGACGCCGAGCGACTGCAAATGCACATCCACCTCAAACGCCTCCCGCATCTCCCCCAACTTCAATTCTTTAGTCATTTATCACACTCTTTGTAGAATTTACATTTCGAACACGTTTCGCATAGATCCCCACGCTGCACCACTGGCAGCGGAGAATGACGTTTTCGTCGGTTGATCGATTTCACTCCTTGTTCAATCCGACCCGCTAGATCGCTACTCGCATTTCGCGTACCGTAAACCAACTGGTAAAGAAGAGAGAGCGATGTTCGAGCTTTAATCGCAAGTTCTTTCTTCTCTCCTGCAGTCGATTCGCCCATCCATTTCTTGAACTTTTCGATGCTCATTCTGCCGCCTGTGGTGCTTCACGGAGTAAAGCAAGCAGGGTTTCTGCTTCCCATTTGAAATGCGACGACCACATCGACGACCACATCGACGACCACATCGCCGACCGCGCCGACCACATCGCCGACCACATCGCCGACTCCGCCGCCGACCACGCCGCCGACTCCGCCGCCGACTCCGCCGCCGACCACGCCGCCAACCTCGCCAACTCCGCCGCCGACTCTGATTTAACTTCCGTTTCACAAAATGCAATAACGATGTTCAAAGCCTTAACACATTGTTTTGCGTATGGCTCCGGATTTTTAAGAAGGCGATCACGGTCTCGCGAATGGCGTTTTGCGGCAAGCTGCCAGCGTACGTTATCGACATCTGCCCCTACGGGTATAGACTCCAAAAAATCAACTGCAAATTGCTTCGCCTCAACTGCCAGCAACCCCTCGAAGATTCGATCTTCCAATCGAGCAAGCCACTCCGGCAAACCAAGTTCGACTTCGTATGCCTTATGGTTATATTTGTTCAACGTACAACCAACGGCACAACCACGGCCGCCACCCCATCCAGTACCCTGAATGATTTCGTCGGCAACGTGATGCGCTTGAAGACGTGCAAGATACTTTGCTTTGATTGCTGGATCACCGTGAAATGCCTTCATATTCGCCTCTTCTGTTTGGAATGAACGAACTATAGCAAGTGCAAAACCAATGCGCAAGTGCAAAAAGTTCTTGACAGAGGAGTTTCGTATCGCTAAATTCCTATTTGCGGTGAACGAACTCACAAGGAGAAATAGCAATGCTGGAACAGCGAATTGAAGAACTGACGGCTGCGGTTAAGACACTTACGTTAGCTATTGCGAGCTACCAATCGATCATATTGGTGCCTGCATTCACAGGCGACCCAGAGGACAAGGGAAACGACAACATCCCAAACGAGATGCAGAAGTCCGAAGACATTACCGATACTTCGCAGACTTCCTCACCCGAATTGCCATCGGCGACGTATGACGACGTGAAGCGCGCAACGAATGCGGTTAGTAAGATTAGCCGTAAAAAGGCGATCGCCAGTCTTGCACGTTTCGGTGTGCAAAGCGCGACCAAGCTAGCAGAAACGCAGTGGGCCGAGTATGTTGCCTACATGGGTAAAGTCGCAGCAGGAGAAATTGATCCGGAGTCTTCGAATGGCTGACCAATACCACGCTCTTGCAAGTCCTTCCAGCGCGGCAAAATGGTTGTATTGCGCCAACTCGCTCGCAATGGAAATCGGACAGCCTAATAGTTCATCAGGCGCCGCAGATCTCGGAACGGATAAGCACGAGTTGCTTACGCTCTGCATGGAGAACGAACATGATGCTATGGCCTATCAAGGACATATCCTAAAGCGAGGACACACAGTCAATAAGGAGTTGGCCCATGATGTACAAACTGTGCTGGACAGCGTGCGTGCTCGCATTAGTGGCTATGAATTGTTGGGTCTATCTGTTCAAGTCGAACTTGAACAAGATCTTCTAATCGAGCACATCACGGGAGAAGAAGGTGCTACAGGCCGCGGGGATATTGTACTTATCGTGTCTCGCCCTGACCACAGTTCTTTTATGGATATCATAGACGCAAAATTTGGGTATCAAGAAGTCGATGCCGAAATGAATCCGCAGTTGCTGATGTATGCTTCCGGAGCGCTAGAGAAGTTCGGTCTGACCGAAGAGTTTGATAATGTCACCTTGGCCATCGAGCAACCCCTTCGAGGTTATATAGAGGATTGCGATATAACATCGGAAGATGTGAAGGCATGGGTAGAGTGGGCGAAGCCTAGGGCGGTTAGGGCGCTCATGATTCACAAGATGGTCGGCGAACGTGCGCTGAAGGATATCGACTTCACACCTAGTGAAAAGACTTGCCAGTGGTGTAAGGCAAAAGCAGTTTGCCCTGCGCTACTGGCGAAGGTTGAAGAGACGATTGGAAATGGCTTTGATACTGACGGAGTCGAAATTGATGTACCGATAGCCGAAACAGTAGGACTGATCCCCCTCAAATCCCTCGGAAAGAAATTCGAGAATCTCGAATTGATTGAGGATTGGATCAAAGCAGTTCGTGCCCGTATCGAACTTGAAGTGTTTGCCGGTCGAGCAGTCCCCGGTGTCAAAGTGGTAGCAGGAAAACGGGGTAATCGTGGCTGGTCTTCCGAAGACGAAGCCGAAGCCATGATGAAGAAGTTTAAGATGAAGGTTGACCAAATGTATGCCTTCAAATTGCTCGGCCCAAAACCGATTCTTGAAGCATTAAAGGATCAACCGCGTCGCTTGAAACAGATCGAATCGTTGATCGTTCAAGCAGATGGCAAACCGCATGTAGTACTTGAGTCGGACAAACGCCCGGCAATCGAAATTAAACCGATCGAAGACGGATTTGAAACCGTTGACGATCTCTGCTAAGGAAAGAAAATGGAAGTCATGTTGAAGAATGTCCGTATTGCATTTTGCCAAACGTTGTTGGGCGAAGCCGAAGACTATCAGGGTAATGGTGTATTCCGCCACTCTGCGACCTTCCTGGTTGAACCCGGCAGCGCGAATGCGAAGGCAATCGATGCTGCGATCAAAGCCGAAGCTGCGAACGTATGGCTGAAGAAAGCTGATTCGATGCTCGAATCGCTGAAAGGCAATAGCAACAAGTATTGCTACCAGAAAGGCGATACGAAAGACTACGATGGCTTTGAAGGAAAAATGTTTATTGGCGCCCACCGAAAGAAGGCTGATGGCCGTCCGCTGCTTCTCGACAGCACCAAAGATGCAGATACCGGAAAGGCTGCGAAGCTGACTGGTGCAGAAGGCCGTATCTACGCAGGGTGCTATGTGAATGCGAAGATCAGCATTTACTGCCAAGCAGGTCAGAATAGCGGCGTGCGTGCCGGACTTCTCGGTGTGCAGTTCGCGGGCCCAGGTGATAGCTTCGGTGGCGCCGGACGGGCTAAGGAAGACGATTTTGATGCAGTAGATGCCGAAGACGATTTAGCATAACCAAGGAGGCCCCGAGAGATCGGGGTTTTTGATATGTATTCAAGCTACACCAATGCAGAATTACGATTGCTGCTCGATTCAAATCCTAAGAATCAAGATGCTATTAAGGAGGCTATCAAACGTTTTGTTAGCCACATCACAGAAGAATCGGACATAGAACAAGCTTATAAAAACGGGTACGAAGAAGGATATACGGATGGATATGACGAGGGATACATGGCAGCAGAGGATTAATCATGAAACTCTGGTGGGATCTCGAAACGTTCTCTGAAACCCCAATCGCTGACGGCGCACACCGATACGCTGAGAAGGCTGAGGTTTTGCTGTTCGCGTGGGCAGTTGATGATGGTCCAGTGCAGTGTTGGGATGCTGCAGAAAAAAGTAAAGCTCCTGCTGATCTTGTCATCGCCATACGCGATGTCGATGAGTATTGGGGGCATAACTCAGGAGGCTTTGACCGTACGGTCATCCGACATACTCAGCCGCTACTTCATGAGCTAATGGAGGCGCACCGACACAGAGACACAATGGTCCAGGCTCTCTGCCATGGGCTCCCAGGTTCGCTCGGCGCTCTCTGTGATATCTTCAAACTCGAAGCCGATCAAGCAAAGGATAAGCGCGGCCGCCAGCTTATCCAAATGTTTTGCAAACTGCAGCCGAAGAACAGTAAGTTGAGACGTAAGACGCGTGAAACCCATCCGAAAGAGTGGGCAGAGTTCATTGAGTATGCGAAGTCGGACATTACTTCGATGCGCATACTGCATCAAAAGATGCCGAAGTGGAATTATCCGAATAACGAATTCGAGTTGAAGCTGTGGCAACTCGATCAACGAATTAATCAGGCGGGTGTCTATGTCGATCTTGAACTATCTCAGAAAGCCATCGAAGCGGTCGACATTGCGCAAGCCAAGCTTGCAAGCGATGTTAGCGAAGCAACGGAAGGCGCCGTCACCGCAGCCACTCAGCGAGACAAACTCTTGCAGTACATTCTGGCAGAGCACGGCGTTACGCTGCCCGACATGCGCGCAGATACACTCGAACGGCGACTTACAGACCCTAGCCTACCTGACGGAGTTCGAGACCTTATCAGCATCCGTCTCGCAGCGTCTACGTCATCAGTTTCGAAATACAAACGGGTAATCCGATCGACGTCGAGCGATGGCTATTTGCGAGGTATTATCCAGTTCTCCGGCGCCGGCCGCACCGGTCGTGATGCAGGTCGGTTATTCCAGCCACAGAATCTCATGCGGCCTACGCTCCCTGCGGAGGAAATCGAGATTGGGATTGACTCGATCAAATCCGGGTGTGTGGATTTAGTCACAGATAACGTGATGGAGATGTGTGCGAATGCGATGCGTGGGGTTATCATCTCGCCGCCCGGCAAGAAGCTCGTGGTTGCTGACTTGTCGAATATCGAAGGCCGAGTGCTTGCATGGCTGGCGGGGGAGGAGTGGAAGCTTCAAGCATTTCGAGACTTCGATGCGGGAGAAGGACCAGACCTCTATGTTGCCGCATATTCGAAAGCGTTCAGGATCAAATCGGAAGAGGTCACCAGGCCGATGCGGCAGATCGGTAAGACGATGGAACTGGCGCTAGGCTATCAGGGCGGCGTGGGGGCTTTTGTGACCTTTGCAGCGGCTTTCGGAATTGATCTTGAAGCTTTGCCAAGCGATTCTATTCCGGCAGACGTATGGGCTGATGCAGAGAACTTCCACAACTGGTCGATCGAACAGAATCGACCAACGTTTGGGCTTTCGAAGAAAGCATTCATGACCTGCGATTCGCTCAAGCGCTTATGGCGTCGAGCGCACCCGATGATAGAAGATTTATGGTATCAAGCTGAAAATTCTTGCCGGAATGCAATTCAATGTGAAGGCGATGAATTCTCAATAGGCCCACATTGCTATGCAATTCGCAAAGGTAACTGGCTTCGGATCGTACTACCATCTGGGCGGTCACTTTCGTATCCTGCACCCCGCGTTGAGGATAACAAGATCAGCTTTAAGGGTATCAACCAGTACAGCCGCAAGTGGGATCGGATCTCAACCTACGGTGGGAAGCTTGTTGAGAATATGACGCAAGCTGTAGCGCGCGATGTGTTCAAGTCGAATTCATTTCGGATCGTCGATGCAGGGTATGAGATCAAGCTGCCGGTGCATGACGAGAACATTTGCTATGCACCGGATAAACCAGAATTCAATCCGGCGCACCTTTCGGATTTGCTCTCGACTAATCCGCCGTGGGCGCAAGATCTCCCTCTTGCAGCAGCAGGGTTCGAAGGATTTCGCTACAGAAAGGATTGAATTTCCATTTTGCAACTGCTATAGTTCGTGAAACAAAGGAGAAAGACATGTTCTCAAGAGACAAGCATCACTACCGCCAAGCACCGCGTACGCTGAATGAGGCATTCGGCCCTTACTCACTGCTCGAAGACATCCAGGCGTGTAAGCGGCACGAACGGTATGTTGCGATCGCAGGTGTGATTCTTCTTGGCATATTTTTAGGTTTGCTGTTTGGGTGGAGGGGATAATGTTCGGTCCCTTTCATGAGTGCCCACTGCTAGTTGTGTATGGAAGTCTATCTGATGGCTTTTCGTTTTATGGCCCTTTTACAGATGACCGGGAAGTTGCGGCATTTCTGGCGCGCCTCGGATTAGATGAGAAGTTTGTCGAAGTTAAAATTCTCGATATTCCTACGCATTGACGAGGTAGAAAAATGAGAGAAAGTGAAATCGAAGCGTACTTCGTACGCCGCGTGAAGGAGGCCGGCGGCTTACAGCGTAAGTTTGTGAGCCCAGGCCACCGGGGAGTGCCGGATCGGGTTGTCGCATTCAAAGGTAACATCGGGTTTGTTGAGTTGAAAGCAGAAGGTAAGACACTCCGTGAAGACCAAACGAGAGAGCACATAAAGTTGCTTACAGCCGGATGTTTTGTGATTACTGTCAGTACTAAAGAAGGTGTTGAATACGTCATTGATCGATTGAACAAATGAAACTCCGACCCTATCAACAGTTGATTATTGATCACATACTCGATAAGGAGCGATGTAATGCGTTTGTCCCAATGGGCCTTGGCAAAACGATCTCAACACTCAAAGCGCTTGAAAACTTGGCCCTTATCGATGAGTCCCCGACGCTTGTTCTGGCGCCGCTTCGCGTTGCGCAGAGCACCTGGCCTGATGAAGTCAAGAAGTGGGATCTCGATTTGCCTATCACGCCAGTTGTTGGTACGGCAGAACAACGAGCCCAGGCACTTCGTGAAGATTCAGCTATCTTCACAATCAACTATGAGAATCTACCGTGGCTCATAGATTGGTATAAGTACAATCCTCGCCCATGGCCTTTCAAGACGATCGTGGCTGACGAGGTGACGAAACTTAAGGGCTTTCGTACTCGCCAGGGTGGAAAGCGCGCTAAGGCGCTTGCAGAAGTCGCACACAAGAAAGTGGATAGATGGATAGGTTTGACAGGGACGCCAGCGCCCAATGGGCTAAAAGACTTATGGGGGCCAATGTGGTTCGTCGATGGGGGCCAGAGACTCGGGAAGTCTTTCACAGCTTTTTCCGATCGGTGGTTCCGCAAGAGCTACGACGGGTTCGGGCTCGACCCGATGGAACATGCGCAGAGGGAGATACAGTCGACCATATCCGATGTGTGCTTATCGCTCGATGCGAAGGATTACTTCGATCTCTCCGAACCAATTGTGAACAAGATAGTTGTAGATCTGCCGCACAAAGCACGCCAGCAGTACAAGGATATGGAAAAGAAGATGTTCCTCGAACTGGAGGGGCATCTGGGGCCGACATCAGTAGAAGCGCTGAATGCCGCAAGCAAGACGCAGAAGTGCCTCCAGCTTGCGAACGGGGCGATCTATACCGATGAGTCTCGAAACTGGTCTGAGGTACATGATGCGAAGATCCAAGCGCTTGAAGACATCATTGAAGAAGCTGGCGGGGCTCCTATACTCGTTGCTTACCACTTCAAGCATGATCTTGCTCGCCTGCGTAGCGCTATCCCTAGAGGACGAGTTCTAGACTCAGATCCAGAAACTATCCGTCAGTGGAATGCAGGTAAGATTCCTGTTCTTTTTGCACATCCTGCCTCGGCGGGCCACGGATTGAATTTGCAAGATGGCGGCAATATTATTGCGTTCTTCTCAGTGAATTGGAATCTGGAAGAGCACCAACAGATCATCGAGCGGATAGGTCCAACTCGACAGAAGCAAGCAGGCCATGACCGACCAGTTTTTATTCATTACATTTTGGCAAACGACACAGTGGATTTCGATGTACTTGAACGTCTTGAAAGCAAGGCTTCAGTGCAGGAAATCTTAATGAAGGCAATGAAAAGGAGAAAATGATGCGTAAAGATGAGTGGACTTGGAAAGAGTGGGTAGAGAATTTGGATCGACGTCTTGAGGTTTTAGAAAAGCCAAAACTCGATCCTGCGGTTATCAAATCGCAAGCTGCTGCGGCACAAATCGAGAATGCGGCGAATGCACGTACGGATGTGCGTGCTCTTGTTAATTTGAAAGACTTTGCATTTCAGTTTATAGCCGGTGACTTCGCAAATTACGCGACTAATGAAATGAGAAATGCTGCGATGAAGGCTTTAGGATTGAAATGACCCTCTACTCAACAACCGATATCTCGGCATCGGTTCATAAGGCCTATGAGCAGTTCACGCATGTGGTTCTGAATCGAAAGTATAGTCTTCATGCTCCTGCTTTATTCAAAAGCGATAGTCTCCTAGATCTTCC